GTGGTGTTCTGGCAGCGAGTTCTGCCATAGAAAGCCCGCGCTCCTCAGCTGCTGCCTGGATCACAGCAGCTATTCCAATTGGCATAGTTATCATGGACATAAAGCTATGCCAATCGGCAAGGTTTGTCAACTAATCTTGCTTGTGACGCTTGCCATTTGGCATACTTACCGCATGGATACAATGACCCGTTTTGTTGAACTCGTTGCTCTTGTCCTGCGCGAACATGTAGATCGGGCGGGACTTAGTGGCGCTGAGCTTGCTCGGCGATCAGGGGTATCTCAGGGGCAAATCTCGCGCATATTTTCTGGAAAACGAACCGTGAGTGTGGACCATGTTGTCGCGCTTGCGAATGCGCTTGGTGTGCGCGGATCCGCCGTGTTCGCAGAGGCTGAGCGTCGCTTGGGTGAGGAGGCAGTAGGGGAGGCGTCTCCTCCGAGGTCGGAATGACGCCCCGAGCTGGGACATGATGCGCACGATCCCGTGTCTCGCGAGCGCAACCTTCGTATAGTGGGGTTACTCGCAACACGCTCAATCTGGAGGCTCCACCAATGCACATCCCCCCTCCCGGACCGCAGCGCATGCGCTGCAACTCTCTCATCTTCGGCTGGGCGCTGATACTTGTCGGCCTTCTCCTCTTCCCTATCGGTGGCTTCCTGCTCATGGCGGGTGGTGTTGCCCTGCTCGCATACGCGCATAAGCTCAAACGACTCCACGGCGGTACAGGGGTAACGCCGGCGTCTCCCGCGGCGGGCAGCGTCGTCAACGCCGCCGCTCTTCAACAGCTCACGCCAACGCGCGCCTCCTCGGCGCTGGATAAGCCCTTTGGGGACACCTTCCCCATCAGCGTATGGATTGATGACGCGCCCTTCGTCGACAATGGGCGCGTCAGTCTGTACGTTATGGACAAGCACAAAGCCGCCATCCGCCGAATCGTCCGCGCAGACGGCTCCTTCACTCCCCAGGGGAACAGTGGCAGCGGGGCAGTCGTCACGTGGGGCACCCTCGTTCCCGAGCCCACAAACAGACACGATCCTGACGCCGTAAGAGTCGAAGTCGATGGACAGCCCGTCGGCTACCTCGCCCTGGACTGGAAGTCCCACGCCCACGAAACGCTGGCAGCAGCGGGCGGGATCCCCGTCGTCGTCCCCCTCGTCGTGCGCTGGTGGGGGCCACGCGGCGAATCCGTCTGGATACACGACTCCATAGAAGACGCAGTGTCCTTCGCCACCTGGCTGCGAGCGCAAGATGCGAAGTGAACGCCCCGCATTCCCCATTGGCGTGGCGCTCAGGTGGCGCAGAACCCGCGCATAAGGGGACGACCCGCGCGATTGTGCGGGTCTGGTTCGATTCCCCCCATCTCCACCCTACACCCCGGAATCTCATTGAGATTCCGGGGTTTTTACTGCGCTTGCAACGATTTCCACCCGCCCACTGCCCCGGGCGCATGTATCAGGATGTATCAGGATGTACCATCGATAGTGGCGCAGGCGTGGCGCAGGCAGTGGAAAAAGATTCTGCGCCACTCGACATGGAGGAGGACACATGAGCGGCCGCCGATCGTTCGGCTCGATCCGCAAGAATCGCTCGGGCAGGTACGAGGCCCGCTACACCGGACCTGACGGCGGCAAATACACTGCCGGACGCTCGTTCGTCCGCAAGGGCGACGCCGGCGCCTTCCTAGCTCGCACCGAGGCCGAGATCAGCGCCGGGCACTGGACCAGCCCCAAGAAGGCCCGCGAGCGCGAGCGCACCGAAGGGCAGGCTGTCGCGCGCGCGGCGACGACGTTTGCCGAGTGGTCGGCGCGGTGGCTCGCCTCGCTCGAGCGACTGGGCCGCACGCCAAAAACGATTCAGACGCACACCTATCGGATGCGACGCCTTGTCGAGTGGTTTGGAACTCAGCCGCTCAGCTCAATCAGCGTCGAGGATGTGGATACCTGGTACCAGGATGTCTGGCGCGAGCACGGGCCAGGCGTCGCCCGCCCCGTCTACATGACTCTCTCCGCGTGCATGAGCGCGGCGGTTAAGGCTGGGCACGTAGAGGCGACGCCTTGCCGCGTTCCGGAAGGGCAGAAGCACGTGCCGATGCGGGATCGTGAGCGTCAGGTTGCTACTCCCGAGGAAGTCCAGGGCGCGGCGAACGCCATGCCCTCTCATTTGCGCGTCGCCGTGCTACTCGCGGCGTGGTGTCAGACCCGCCTCGGCGAGGCAATCGGCCTACAGCGACGCGACCTCGACCTCGACGCCACGCCGCCGAGCCTGCGGATTGAGCGTCAGGTGCAGTACCTGACTGGTGTCGGCCCGGTCGAGACCCCACCGAAAAGCGCGGCTGGTGTGCGTGAGATCGTCATCCCCGCTTCCCTCGTGCCCGCGCTACGCGCACATCTCGACATACACGTCGATGCTGCGCCTACGTCCTGGCTCCTGCACCCCGAGAGCACTCGGGGTCTGCCGATCCACCCAAACTCCCTGCGCGCGTCCTGGGAGAAAGCACGCACCGCTGCAAACATCCCATGGTTCAAGTTCCACGACCTCCGGCATACGGGCCTGACAATCTTCGCTCAACAGGGCGCTACTCTTGCCGAGCTCCTCCACCGAGGCGGGCACAGCGACGTAGACGTCGCGCTCAGGTATCAACACGCGACCCGCGAGCGCGATGCAGCGCTGACAGCGAGGATGGACTCGCATGTTCTTGCCTGATCACTAGTGTTTTCATGAAAGAAGGCCCCCACCACCCGAGCACTGGGTGGTGGGGGCCTTCCTCGTCGACGCGGATACGCCTACGGATGGACGAGGGAGGGGTACGAGGCCATCAGCCCCGTCGCTCCCTTCGCGAGCGCTTGGCGCGCCTGCGACTCGTTGACAATGATGTGCGCGATCGTCGGCTTGCCCGAAGCATTCAGGCGATTCCACACGTCCGCGCCGGCGCTCCATTCCATCCCGATGACATCCCACTGGGACAGGTCCGAGGTCGCGACCTCATTCGGGTAGAGCATCGCCATCACCTTGTAGCCACGGGCCTTCGCGCGCTTCGCTCCGGTCCCCTTCGCAAAGACCTTCCACAAGACCCTGCGCTCAGGATGCCCCCCAAACGTCGTGTCCAAGTAATCGAACAGCTGCTCTTCGGCCGCCAGGTCACCCGGATTGCGCTGGTCCTCCGATGACGTGGTCTTATGGTCGATCGCGAGCACGATGTCATCCGGCACCTGATCGATAATGTCTGTCAGGCGCATGAACCCGCCCGAGGCCTGGCGGAGCGTGCGCAGCGTCGACCACGGGGTGTTCCAAATCTGGTAGTCCGTGCCCGGCACCGTCCTCGATGTTTTCCAGTCGTGGATAGCGACGAACTCACCCGAGGCGCACCTCCGCACAGACAACTCGAGCGCCTTAAACCCGGCACGCAACGAAGCAGTGAGGCCTGCCTGCGTGAACTCCGGGAATTCGGTCCCACCCATCCGATGACTGATGTAGAACGGACGCCGCGACAGGAAGGCCGTCACCATGTCTTCGCCTGCAGGAATCACCGGCGTCGACGGAGCCCGCAGCGATAGGCTCACATCCCCGCCTGCGCGCCGGCGCTCGTAAACGACGAGGTCAGGCATGCGCGATCACCTGCACCGCAAGGCCATTGCTCCCCTGCGCGTTCGGGTAGGTGACGACCATGTCCGCCGGCTGAGAGCCCGTGCGACGCGCCAACGTCACCGTCTGATAGTTGAGACCCTCCTGCGACGCGAAGGCGAGCTTTTCCCAGCCCGCAGAGACAGTCACCTGCTCCGAGGACTCAACGGCACTCGTCCGCTCGAACGCGAAGCCCAGAACAACGCCCTCGCCCGCGAGCGCGGGAGCCGTGCAGGTCGTCGTCTCGGTCGGCGGGGCCTGACGCTTCTTGACGTCGCCAGCCTTGATCGTGGAGGCTCCTCGGATCGAGGCGGCAGCCCAGCCGATCTCCGCGACCTGGCTCAGCGTCAGCGTGACAGTGGGCGACCATGGGCCGGTGATGACGACGGCGCGCATCGTGCCGACCCAGTACGGGGCAACAATCTGGTCCCAGCCCTGCGGGACGGTCAAGTTCGCCGGGGTACCCTGGGCTTTCTCGTTCAGGCCGATCACGAGCTTATCTCCGGCCTTGCCATCAACCTTGATCGTCACGGTCTGCCCGACGACCTGACCGGCTGCGCTGGCGACGAGCGTCGGGCCAGCTGCAGGTGCAGGCCCGGGAGTCGGGGACGGAACAGGGGCAGCGCCAGAGACGAGGAAATAAAGCGCCCCATCAGGGAGGGCCTGCGCTTCGGCCTCTGTCGAGCACACGGTGATGCCGACACGCTTCAGGGCTTCGGTGAGCTCGGCCTTGGTAGCCAGGCCCGTGAGATCACTCGTGTGAGCCACGCCCGCAACGTCGGCCTTGGTAGCCAGGCCCGCGAGTTCGGCCTTGGTAGCCAGGCCCGTGAGATCACTCGTGCGGGCCACGCCCGCAACGTCACTCTTGGTGGCGTAGCCTGCGAGGTCCGCGCGGCTCGGAAGGTCAGCGACCTGCTGGCGTGTTGCGTAGCCGGCGAGATCGGCTCGTGTGGCCAGGGGCGCCAGATCGGTGCGCTTGGCGTATTCGCCGAGGTCGACCTTTCCGCCGGCGGAGGCCCTGGCGAGTTCTTCCTTGGTGGCGAGCGGCTCGATGGCCTTCGCGATCGCTTTATCCGTTCCTTGCTTCGTGTAGAGCGTGGGCTTTGCCATGGTTAGCCTCCGATTGTGATTGTGTCCCCGTCGTCAGAGATGACTCCGTTGATGGTTGCTGTGTCGCCGTCCCCGGAGACATTCACGTCTGGGGTGCCGGTGTGGGCGTCGCCTCGCCGGAGAACACGCTGTCGAGCGTGTAGGCCATGCCAGGCTTCAGCGTGACTGTCGCTTCGCGCAGGGTCCGGCCGGGGACGCTGAGGCGCAGGTGGACCTGCGTCGGTTCCGTGAGGTCGAGGGGCAGCATGATCTGTCCGCGCGGGGTCGCTGCCCGCGAGACGGGGCCGACTGCCATCATGGACGTGGGCTCCCCTGTCTTGGTCTTCAGGGTCGCCGTGATGTAGGCGAGGTGTTCGGGTGAGCCGTCGAGGCGCGTGACGTTTCCGCTCACGATCGTTCCTCCCATTTGTCTACCTTCTCCTGTAGTCTGTCGAGGCGCTCATGCAGTCTGGCGTGAGCGTCGTGAGCGTGCTCGTCAATCGTGCGCTGCGAGGACTCGCGTGCCGTCCGCTCGTCATGGAGTTCTGCCGCCATCTTGGAGCCGCGCTCATCGATTCGTCCGACGCGCGCTTGCACGGAGCTGAGGCTCTCGCTATGCGCGTTGAGCGTTGCTTCCATGCGGGCACCCTGATCGAGGAGGCCCGTCACCTGTGTCGCTAGAGCGCCGATCTGGTCCGAGACAACCCAGACGGTCTCAATGGCTTTGTCGAGGTCGTCGCGGACGTTCGTGTCGTGGTTGTTCTTGATTTCCTTGTCCGCGCTCTTCGCCGCATCACGGGCCTCGGACGCGGTCTCCGAGATGTGAGCGAGCCGCGCATCGAACATACGGCCGACGTACCGCAAGCCCGCGACGACTGTCGCGGCGGCAGCGCCAATGATGGCAACAACCGCCGCGACAATCGCTGCGACGACCTTCGGGTCGGCGATAATGTCAATCACGCGTACTGTCCGACGTGCCCGTCAGCTCATCGAGGGGCTGACCGCCCGGAGTCGCGGCGCCCACCCAATCAAGGATGCTCGCGCCGTTAATACGGACGGCGGATAGCATCGTGTACACCGACCAGGCGACGCCCAGGAACACGCTCATCTGCGTGACCAGCAGACGCCACGTCGCCGGGTACGACCCGGAGACCCACACGGCCGCAGTCGTGACGAGAGCGACCGCGACGAGGAGCACCACACGGCGACGGCGCGTCCACCACGGCTTGTCCAGCGCGGCCTGAACCATCGGCCACACCAGGCCGACAATGACCGTCGTGATGAAGGGGTCCGACTGAAGCCCCATCAACAGCTTATCCATCTCATTCTCCCTTCTCCGCGCCCGCGAGCGCGGTGTTAATCGCGGTGTTGGTGGCCGGGCCGTAGATTTCGTCGTCGTCCACGCCGACAGCGCGCTGGAGGTTGCCGACGACGCGGTCGTGCGCGGCGTCCGAGGCGTCGCCCCAGATGCCGTCAGCCTCGGTACCGATCACGTACTGCACGTACTCCACGCCGAACGGGAACTGCCGCCCGCCCCAGGAGCTCGCGGCGACCACGGCGTAAATACGTTTGGTCGTATCGGGTCCGAGGACGTTGTCAGCAGTCGCTCCGACTGCGGCCTGCAGCGCCGTGATGTCGGTGTAGCCCGATGAGGTGGGCACGTCGCCGTAAGACGGTCGAATAACTGCGCAGACGGAGTCCCAGTCTCGGGTGCGCCGCCACACGCCGCCGCCGTTGCCCTGCGAGCCCGCAGCACCGGACGACGTATTGAATTCGATCGTCTGCAGCCAGCTACCGTAATTTGCCTCCACGATGCCGACGTGGTCCGCGATCCCGTCGTCATCCCAGTCAAAGCAAACCAAGTCTCCGGGAGCGGCCTGAGTCATCGGGGACACGAGGCGTCCCTCGCGGGCGGCAGCGTTGATGCCATACGGGACGTAAGCGAAGTCCCCGCCGGGCAGGACGGACTTATCCTCATTGTCAGTCGCGCACCACGAGGCTCCCATCGCGCAGAATGGCACACCAGACGTTCCGTAGTACGCGCCGTGCCGCTTGGCATACCAGCGACCGTACTTCGACCCCTCCTCGGGGTCATCCCATCGCGTGTAGCCGATTTCGCCCGCTGCCCAGGCGAGGACGTTCTGTGCGGTCATGCTCATCGCGTGCCCTCCGGCTGCTCGTAAGGGATGACGATCGGGGCGACGACGTCGGGCGGCGTATCCGTTGCGGGCGTCATCGACGCCATCAACTGCTCAATATTGGGTTCCACTGTTTTCTCCTCTTGGGTATGGGAAAGCCCCCGGACGGGCTTGTCCGAGGGCGTGAAAATTGGTGGGGTCAGTAGCCGATTGCCACCCACGAGTAGGCGTGACGTCCAGTGGAAGTGACGCCGGGGAGCATCGCTCTGAAGCCGTTTCTGTTCATCGAGTCCAAGCAAAATTGCTGGGCGTTCTTGAAGTTCCACCCTGCCTGCCCCGTGCCATACAGCGGAGTCAGCGTGACTGCGACGCAATCGGTGGGGAAGGGGCTTTGGAAAGTGATGTAATCAAGGTACAGATTGCCGAACTGCACCTCCATCCCGGAGGTCGCGACCTTGCCTGCCTTGATGAGGCCATTACGCACGCCGACGCTCAGGCCGGAGCCGACCGGCACATCGCCGACCGCCGACAGCTCCATCTGCAAATTCGACTCACCCGACCAGCGGCGCCCATCCCACACCCTCATGGCGTTAAGGTCGGTCCTCCAGACGTAAACAGGCTGGGCCACCGATGCCACCAGGCCAGCAGCCGCAAGCGCGGACACGTACTGCGCCGCCGCCGTTTCGGAGGCACACGACTTGTAGGAGGGAATGGACAAGGACAGGGCCAGCAGGTCCTGTCGCTGTGCGGGGTCAGTGGGTGAGGGGACGCGGTGTCCCCGCTGGTCGAGGTAGCTCATGAGGTGTCCTATCGGGAGGTGTAGGTGATGCGGATCGAGAGGCTGTCTCCGGAGGCCTGGACGCCGCCGTATGTCTGTCCGACGAGAGCGAGGCCAGTCCCCGGAGTCAGGAGCTGGGAGGCAATGCGCGTGATGTCGACGGTCAGGGAGGTTGCCCCCACCTGGACGGGGGCGCTGATCGTCGCGCCCGTCGTGACTGGTCCGGTGTCCGAGTAGGTGGCGGGCGCGATCTGCGCTGACCATGCGGCTGACGTCGGATGCGGACGGAGCGTCAGCGTGGCGGCCGTGACTGTGATGCGTCCGAGCGCCTCGGCTTGCCGGCCGAACGTTGCGAGGCCTGTGAGGCGGTGGCCGCCGGAGCTGCCCTGCCAGGCTCCGCCGCCGCCGTGCCTTGTCCATGCTGTTCCATCCCAGGTGCCCGCCCACTGTGGGATCAACGTTGTTTCGCGCACGATCTTCGGCGGAGCTGCCAACTCTTTCCACTGGGGAAGCGGGTTCTCGGGCTTAGGTGCGGGCCCCAGCGCGTGCAATGCTCGCCCTGTGTCTGGGTCGAGCAGCACGTGCGCGGTCTCAACTCCGGTCCAGTTGACGGCCGTCGCTGAAATCTGGATCGGAGGCCCGCCGTACAGGCTGACGTTGAGGGCACGGCCGCCCTCGATGAGGCTGACCACGCGCGCGATCGCCGTCGGTGACCTGTCGGAGCCATAACGGGGAGGCAGGTCGTCGGGCACCGTCGAAATCAGGTCCATCACGGGGCTGCTCATACGCTCACCTCCACATCGGTCTTCTGTGTGCCTCTGTAGGTGAGCGGCACCTCGTATGCCGAGACGGCGCCCCACATCGTTTTCGTGGACGCGGCGTCCACGGGCCGCGTCACAATCTCGACGTGCGCGTCCAGGCGGATGCGCGGGTCCGGGGCATGCTGCACGGGAACCTTGATTTTCTTCCTGACCGAGTCTGCAAGCATTGCCTCGGCTGTGCGCTTAGCCTGCTCGTAGCTCGTAATCAGCGGGGATGAAAAGAACCTTGGCACGGTGCCGTAGGGACCGTCGACGCGCATCGGTCCCGTCAGTTGATCGGCGATCGCCTGGAACGAGGGGGCACCCTCGTCAGAGCTTTGCTGCCCCCGGGCGACCACGCGGTTGTAGACCTTGTCGCGGCTCACCGAGGCCGCCACCCCGACGACTGTGCCGTCCTCCCCATCCGAGAGGAGCAGCGCCGGCCGCGAGGTGGGCGGCGCAGTCGGCGGGGACAGATACATGATGCCGTCCCCGCCCTCGCGCACTGTCGCAGGCCAGGCTTTTGCGATCTCGTAGACCGCATCGATGCGGCTCTCGCCCCAGGACATCGACGGGCAGGGCCTATCGCCGAGCGCCGGATCGATGATCACGCCGATACGCGCACCGACCAGGCGGCGCAGCTCCGACGCGAGAGTGCCCGCCGGGTCGGGCGCCATCGGCTCCGTCAGCCTATCTTCCTCGAGGCGCTGCATCAGGCTCTTGCCCGTCACTCGCACCGTGGACGGTCCCGGCTCCACCGAGGTAATCAGGAACCGGCCTAGCTGAACCGTCCACCAGCCAGCGCCGACGAGCGACCCGACCGTCATACTCACATGCAGCACCTGCCCGTAGCAGCCGAGCGGGTGCTCAGGGTCCACGGGGTCCCAGTCTCGCCAGTCCTCCCCCTGCCCAGCTCCCACACGGGGCACCGTCAGGGACAGGGTGCCCTGCACCTGCTGACCAGCATCCCACGACACCGACCCATCTTCGACGGGCACCTCCCCCAGGTACTGCGGCCCCAGCCACGACTCCACGGTGACAGACACCGAGTAGCCCGAGGTCAGCAGGTCCTCCGGAATCTGCTCGACGTCGGCCGGCATGCTCATGCGTCCTCCTGCCAGATAGTCCTGTCGAACTGATCCCACGGCCACCGATGAGCATCCAAGCCGCTCCACGTTAGTCGGCGCTTATCGAAGTCGTTCCACGTCGACAGCGTCAGCGGCGTATTCGGCTGCGGCATATCCACGATCGTTCCCTTGAGCTGCCAGATGCGCTCGGCGACGTCGATACGCGGCGCACGCTCCATCGATACCGATGTCACCGACATGAGCGTCACTGGATCGACGTCGCACGTCCCACACTTGCACTGCACACAGTGGCGCGGGTTGTGGAAAAGCGCCACCGGCGTCTGAGACGCCAGAAGCGTCTTCATGGCCGCCGTATCCTGCAGGTTCGTGCGAGCCGTGAGAGACACTGTGCCACGCCCCATCGTTGGCGCATACACCACCAAGGGTGTCGCGCGACCCGGCACCTCATGCTCCGTCACCCGCGGTTTTAGCTCACGCTGGTCAGTGCCCTGCCACAAGACATTCACAGGCTTCGCGCCCACCGCGTCAGTCATCAGCGACAGGCCGCCCCATGAGCGGACCACCGGCTCCGATTCGACCGTGAGGCCCCTCGACGTCGTCAGCCTGTACCTGATAGGCGTGTTGATCGGTGCGAGCGGGTCCCCAATGATGCGCTGCAAGCCCTTGGAGGACCATACTCCCCCGCGAGGAATCCACGTGAAACCCGTGTCCGTGACGCCCTCGACATAGCAGGCCGCCCCGGCGGGGACGCACGCCGGGGGAATCACGATCTGGACCCTGGGCGCCTGTCCACCCGCCACAATCGCGACAGGCAGCGACGACATATCGACGTCCGCCTCGACCTCCCGCGACGTCGAAACGCCGCGAGCTCCGGTCCACTGGTGAGCGAGCGCCCTCGAGGAATAGCCGATGCGGCTCGGCGGGGTGTCTCCGTCGAAGAACTCCCCCGCTGCTGCCTCGAGTGCCTCGCCTGGGGTGGGGGCCGTGACGATGAGGACGTCATCGAGGTACACCCAGCCCGGCAGAGTGCCGCGCTCGGCCGCCGAGGTCGTGCGGGCCTCGAACCGAAGCCGCACGGCTGTCGCCCCCGATGGGGCCGTGAACGCCCAGACGGGGCGAACCCCATCCGCGCTGGCGGCCAACAGCGCCGGAGTCTTCTCCGTGACGCTGCGGCCGCCCACGGTCCACTCCGGGGAGACAGCCGCCGCGAGGCCAGGACTCGTGCGCACAAGCGCCGAGATCGCGACGGTCTGCCCTCCGGCGACAGTGACTGCCGTTGGCGCGGCAGCCGGCCCCTGCGTGCCGGGCGGCACGTCGATGGCCAGATACTGCGGAGACTGGCGAGCGTGCCCGCCCCACGAGTCAGTATCCGAGCCGATCCTCACCGTTGCCGGAGCGATCTTCGCCCATTCCCGCAGTAGATACGCGAACGATGGATTGGGGCAAAGATTTTCACGAGCCACTACCTGCTCCTTCCAGCGAGTTGCTTACGACGAACCAGGACGCCGGTGCTGATCGACTCCACATGCGCACGGAACGCCTGCCCGTCGTCGAGCACAAGGTTGACCTGCGCGCCATCGAGCGACGGCGCCGCGTTTGCCCCACTGGCCGCGAGCGCACTGACATCTGCCCACTGCCTCGCGGTGAGGATTGCTTCTCTCGTGCCCGTCTGGTTGACGGCTGCGGTGACTCCCGAGGGGAGCCATCCGCCGCGGTCATACTTGCGAGCTCCGCCGTAGCGGCCGACGGTCGGCGAGCCCCAGATGCCGGTGTGCCTGGCGTTGAGGCCGGGCTTTGGCTCCTCGATCATCTGTCCGCCGCCGGCGTAGATCGCGATGTGGTGGGCAGGTGCTCCCCAGAACAGCAGGTCGCCGGGGGCGGCTTGCGTCCATGGGATCAAGGTGGAGCCAGACTGGTATCCAGCTGCCGTGAGGCGCGGCCACCCCAGACCAAGCTGCTGCGCAGCCCAATACACAAGGCCCGAGCAGTCCAGGCCGGGCGGGATGGCTGAGCCGCCCCACACGTAGGGGACCTGCATCTGCACGGCTCGCATTGCGGCGCCCACGAGTCCGGCCGATGAGGACTCCTCGGCCTTCTTCTTGAAGAACGATCCGACTCCTGCGAGGAGGGATTCGACGCCGCCTGCGCCGAGCTCACCGATGACTCCGGGGGCGATGCCCTTCATGAGTCCTCGGACGGGCTCGGTGATGAGCTGCGCGATGGAGCCGAGCGGGTCACGGAAGAACTCGCTCACGCCCCGTGCTGCGTCTGCGAACCATCCTGCGATGCCGCCGCCGGCGAAGTGGGCGATGCCTCCTCCGGAGAAGCCAGCGGGGGCCTTGCCGGGGGTGCCGCCGGGGCGGCGCTTCGAGGCGGCGTAGTTCGCGGCAATGATCCTGCTCGGGCCGATCTGTCGGACGAGCTCGGGAACGAGGATGGCCTCGCCCGGGGAGAGCATCGCCGGGATCGTGTCGTGCCCGGGACTGTAGCCGGGGACGATGCCGCCGCCGGCGTACTCGGCGATCCTGGGGACCGTCGGCAAGGTGAGAGAGAGGCCGATCTTCGAGGCGACCGTCTCCACCATGGATTTCAGGCCGTTGGTGTAGACGGTGTCGATGATGAAATTCACCGGCTTTGCCGCTACGCCCTTCACCTTGTTCCACACGGACTCGATGGCTGAGCGCATGCCGTCGAAGGTGGACGAGACGCCGCTCGACATGGACGAGAACACGCCTGTCACGCTGTCATAGACCCACTGGACAGCTGCGCTCGCCGTGGACTTAATGGACTCCCAGACGCCCGAGACAGTGGAGGAGATGCCATTCCAGATCGAGGAGACAACGTCAGCGACCGTCGTGAACACCGTCGAGACGATGTTCCACACAGTGTTGATGTACCAGGTGACACCCGCGACGATGAGATTCCACGCGGCCGTCACTCCTGTGGAGATCGCCGTCCACACTCCCTCGAGGAATGAGACGATGCCCCCGAACACCTCTGTCGCGATCCCTGCAATCCACTGCCAGGTACTAGCGATCTGCTCGAATACTGGCTTGATGACGCTGTCATACGCCCAAGTGAAGGCCTGACAAATCGCGTCCCACACGGGCTTGATGACGTTGTCATACGCCCACGTGAAGACCGCTACCCATGCCTGTATGTAGAGCTTGATCGGCGTCAGGACAACGCCGACGATGATCGCGAACGCGGTCTTGAAGACCGTCACGATGCCGTCCCAGACAGCCGTGATTGCGTCCCATGCCGTCTGCAGGGGCTGCACGACGTAGGTCGAGAAGAATCCCGAGACGCCGTCCCAGGTGCCCGTCCACCACGAGGAGATAGACTCCATGGCTGACGACCACGCCGAGCTGATCCAGTCCACGAAGCTGTAGAACGCCTCCGTGATCGCCGCCCACGCCTTCCGGCCCGTCTCCGTCTGCGTGAAGAAGTAAACGAGGCCAGCGACGAGTGCGGAGATCGCCGTGACGATCGCGCCGATCGGGTTCATGTTCATGACGAAGTTGAACGCAACCTGCGCGGCCTTCGCGAGGTTCGTGGCCTTGACGAACTGCAACAACCCGCCGGCCGCCTTCACGGCGTTCACGGCGCCCATGGCAGCGCTCATACCCTTGAACGCGGCCGTGCCAGCGACTACCGCAGTCACGAGCGGAGCAACGATGTCAGTGTTCTTCCCAACCCAGTCGAACACACTCTTTAGTGCCTCAGCGGTTCGCTGAATCACCGATGGGCCATCCCCGCCGAACGCGCTGACCATGTCCCACACGCTCTGGGCGAGCGGCGCGAACGCGGACGCGAGGTTCGTCGCTGCTTCCCAGCCGGACTTGAGCATCTCCCAGGCGGCCATGCCAGCATCACGCAGGTTGAACAGGAAGTCGACTAGGCCGCTGTCCTCCTCGAGGCCGAAGATCGGCCCCGAGAAATTCCCATTGGCGAGGACATCCCAAATTCCCTGGATCGAGGGCACTCCCACGTCCTTGATCCACGCGAACCCAGCACCGAGCGTGTCCGACATCCAGCTCATGAAGTCGGTCAGCTGCGGCTTCGCGAGGTCAATCATGTCCTTGAAGCCGCCGACAATCGTCGCCTGCAAGTTGCCGGCCGCATTCTCGATGCGCGACACATCCGACGCGGCCGCGACCGCGACGTCATCAAAGCCCAACTGCAGAAGCGCCTGGTTGAACTCTTCCGCAGAGATTTGGCCCTCCGCCATGGCCTCACGGAAGTTCCCCGTGTAGGCACCCATATCGGACAGAGCCTGCTGAATCTTTCCGCTCGCGCCCGGAATGGCGTTGGCGACCTGATTCCAGTCCTGGGTCTGCAACTTCCCAGCACCGTTCACCTGGACGAGGGCGAGCCCTAGGCTCTTGTAAGTGTCAGCCGTGCCGCCCGACACCGCGTTGAGGTTACCGGCTGCCTCGGCAAGACGGTCGAAGCCATCGACCGAGTTCGCGGCGAGCTGGCTCGTGATGCCCTGAATGTCCGCGAGGTCGTAGACCGTGCGGTCGGCGTACTCCTGAGCGGATGCCCCAAGGCGCTCAATGGTCGAGTCATCGACGCCAGCGAACCGCAGCGTGTCCGCAAATTTGTTCGTGGCGTCTGAGGCTGCGATGGCCTCGGACGCGAAGCCCCCGATGCCGACAGCCGCACCCAGGAGCGCGAGAGGGCCGAGCGCCGAGGTCACGAGTCCCCCGAGCGACGTCACACCCGAGCCGACAAGACCGAGCGAGGAATCGACCTCGTGGGCTTCACGCTCAACGTTGTCGGCCTCGCGCACCCAGCCCTTCAGCGACGTCGTGAAGCGCTCCCAGTTGGACGGGGCCTTCGAGATACGTTGGTCAAGCGCCTCGGTTGCCGCCTTCGCACTGTCGGACGCTGCCTTCTCCTTGCGCAGAGAGTCCGCGTGATTAGCGGACGCCTGATCGGCCTTTTTGTTGGCCGCCGCCGATGCTTCACGCGCCGAGGCCAGCGCCGACTCCGCGCGAGCGACAGCCGCCGAGTCAGCGGATGAGCTGGACCGCGCGGCCGCGAGCGCACGCTCGGCGCGCTCCACCGCAGTCGCTGCGGTCTCTTCCTCGGCGCGGGCCTTAGCGAGCGCCGAGGAGGACTTCTCCACCTTGGCGTGCGCTTCCTGCAGGGCTGCCCCAGCCTGCGCGGCCTCCTGACGAAGACGGGCCGTTGACTTGCCCAGAGGATCGGCGATCGCGTTAACGAGGTCCTTGCCAGACTCGGAGACCTTCTCCTTGAATTTCTCCGCGTACTTCTTGCCCGCGTCACCAGCCACCTGCGGGAGCTGCGTGGCCGTCGCATTCTCGATGCTCTTAAAGAACCCCCGCATCGAGGGGACCACATCGACATAGACAGTGCCTGCCTGATACACGCCAGCCACGCAGACCTCCTACAGGTAGATATTCAGGTTTCTTGCGGACTCCACCCCGGCATGAGAGCCGCGAGCGCCTCGTGGGCGCTGCGGTCTCGGACGTTGGTGCGTGCGTCCTCGAGTGCGATCGCGGTGAGGCTCTCGGGTCGGGGGTAGGTTTCTTTTCCTCCGAAGGCCGAGACCAGCAGGTCGAAGATGTCCTGCAGGACTCTGACCTCGGGGGTTTGTGTTCGGAGCTGTGCCTCGGTGTCGTCGTCGTCCTCAGCCTCAGCGATCGCCATCGCGGTTTCGATTGCGACCTCGGGGTCGTTGAGTATCGCTGCGACGGTTCGACTTGTTGAGGGCAGCTCGTCGATGAGCGTCAGCAGGAATCGGTATCGGCGAGCGCGGAACAGGCTGTATGCGTCCCAGCCCTGTTCCGCGAGGTCCGCAACGATCTGCCTCTCGTACCGCGTTAGGCGGTCGTAGAGGCGCGCCCTTCCCCCAGGGAGCCGAGCGAGGCCTGGTAGTGCTCGGATGCCTGTCGCATGAGGAGCAGCATCTGGCGCAGAGTCAGATGCTTGGTGACGAATTCGGCGTCTTCGTTCGAGAGCCACTTGTTGATAACCTCGGTGGCACGCTTCCCGCCGCCAAGATCGAGGAGGAGGTCTTCGCCGGCCTCGGGGCTCATGCCCAGAGGGTCCGGGAATGTCACGATTCGGTTGTTAATCCCGAAGGGGAACGGGGTGA